GTGTTTCGTATATAGATACCAAGTGAAGGTAAGCATAATAAGGTTATAAATTACAAAGTTCTCAGTCGTCATTATCATCGTCATCTTCAAATTCTCCACGTTTATCTAACAGTTTATCCTCAAATGAATTAAGGAGTTCTTCACTACTAAGCTCAAGAATGTCACAGATTAGGCATTCATCGTACCCTTCTGCAAGTATCCTCTCTTTCAGTTCATCAAGAGTTAGCATCTATCAACTCCTCGATATACCATCTAGCCTTCTCTAAGTCTTCAAGCCCATTCTTACGCTTGTAGCGAGACACATACTTAATGATGTTACCTTCTAAGTAGTTCATTTCTTGGTCTAGGATAAAGTCAATCACTTCTATGTTACCTTGTTTGTAGTGGTTAGGATTAATCTTATCTGTTGTGCTATCAGCGTCAGAGACCAACCTAGCTAACCTCTTCTGCTCCTCTACTTTATCCCAAAATGAAACACCTGTTATTATTGCTTTGTTGTCCATTGTTTTAACTCCTTAACTTCTTTAGTTGAAAATATAGCTATATCATTTTTCTTACACCATTCAGTGTAGGTAATCTTATTACCCTTAGCCACTTTAGAGTTCGGTCTAGGCATTAGGAATACAAGATACTTCCCTTCATACCTAAGCTGTTCTGCGATAGCTTTATACTTCTGTCTATCACCAGATCTAAAGAAACCTTTAACTTCAATATAGCAGTTACCCTTAACAAAATCGGGAGTGTAATTCTTTCTGATGGTATAAGCGATTCTGTGAGGCTCATAGAGCCAATCCTTACCTAACAGTAAATGACATTCCTTTTCTAACTTACTTCTGTACTTATTCATTATGCTGTTCCAAAGAAAGCTTCAGCATCACCATCAGGTACGTTTATTCTATTACCATCTTTATCAATCTCTACAGTCTTTGGTTGTCTCTTAACAGTAGTTAGATATCTAGGTCCCGTAGAGTATAAGAAAGTTCTCAACTCAGAGCCCCAACACTCGTGCTTATAGGCACAATAACTACAACCTACAGCTAACTTCTCATTACCAGACTTTCCATCTGCAATGGGCTCATAGCATCTCGTAGGTGGCTTATCATCTTTAACGACCTTCTTGATATTAGTGATTCTATCTGTGATACTAAAGAAGTTTAACTTAGACCAATACCATTGTGATTCATCAGCCATATCATACTTAAGGTATGTTAAGTGACCATTAGTCTTATCCATCACTAACCACCCTACATCAGTAGTGTTCTCAGCATACGCATAACCCTTGATCTGGTCGACATAACCGAAAGGGTCATCGTTGATTAGACTACCATCTTTAAACTTCTTAAATCCAAATGGAGAGGCTGACTTAACGTCTGTTAATACACCATCAATCTTACAGTCCATCGAGCCTTTAATACCATCTACTTCTACTTTCTTCTGCTCTGCAGTCACTTCGTGTCCTGAAAGTTTAGTTAACGCTAGAATCATCTCTTCAATAAGGTGTCCGTATAGGAACTTAATTCTAGTGGCTGGCTGTAACTCTTCCCCTTTATACCCATTATATGAATACCAAAGCTGTCTGTCCTTCTTACCAATGTTAGACATACGTAATCTACGTCTATCAAACTCGTGAGCTGTGATGTTATCCTTTAAGATAGTCTTCATATTCTCACCGAAGTCTGCTAATACCTTCGCTACATCTACACCTTCTGCTACTTCTTTCGTGTCAATTAAGTGATAGATATCATCTACTACTGTGTCTGTTGTCTTTAGTGTGTTTGTTCCCACGTCTCACCTACCTTATATTCACCGTCTAATCGACAGTTTAAATTAAAATCTTCACCCGCTCTTTGCATACAAGAGACTGCTAACTGTCCGAACTGCTCTGCTTGGTCTTCTCTTACTTCACTTTGTATTTCATCGTGAACATTAAGAACAAACTTGTAGTCTATATTATATAGTATAGCATACTTTTCCAATAAAATCAAGGCTTGTTTCATAACTATTGCACCCGCACTTTGAAGTAACGTATTCAATGCTAAATGTGGAGACCTAATCCACAGCTTGCGACCATCTAGTCCTCTAAGCCAACCTTTTTCACTACGTTGTCTAACGTCTCCTCGTAACTTTCTAAGTGAAGGCGTATTATTAAGGAAGTCTGCTTTAAGTTTCTTACCATCTTTCGCTGTTCCTCCGACAACTTCACCGATTTTTCCATCTCCCGCTCCATATAAGAATGCATAGATGAAAGTCTTTGCTGAATCTCTTGATTGAAGTCCTGCAGCCACTTGGTTTGCTGTGTGTATATCTCCATTTAGTATCTCCTCTGTATAATCTTTATCATCCATATAGTGTGCTAACATTCTTAACTCAAGACCACTAGCATCCATTCCTACTAACTTCTTTCCTTTAGGCACTATCCACAGCTCTCGACACTCTTTACCATAAGGTGAGTAACTAGCGGGTACTTGAGCCAAGTTAGGCTTAGAGTGAGTCATACGTCCTGTTACTGCACCACAACTATTAACTCTCCCGTGTACCCTACTATCTCCCTCATCAACAGCCTCAATCCAACTCTTAACCATCGCTACTCTTTTAGAGATAGTGAAGTACTCAAGTATTAACTGAGCCTCGGGAATATCTACACCCGCTAGAGCTTTCTCATCTACTATGATTGACCCCTTATCTGTAAACTTCTTAGGTTTCCATCCAAAGTGTTGTAGGTGTCTAGCTACTTGTTGTCTACTAGCTAAGTTAAACGTAGGGTAATCCATATAACCCCACACACTACGTTGAAAGAACGCACCTCTATCTAATTGTTTCTGATAGGCTACTGAATTAGTACCATCTTTACGCTTAGGATTCTTAAGAACAGTTAACTCAACAAAGGTAGGTAGAGGTTTAAATCTTTCGTGCACCTTATCTTCAATTGTTAACACCTTCTCTTTAAGTTCAGCTAATAAGTTAAAAGCTTTAACCTCATCAAATGACATACCATTATCTTCTTGACCTTTGATAATTCTAAAGACTTCGTGTTCCAGATCAATAGCTTGTTCCTCAACATCTTCTAACTGTTTCTCTAAGTGTCTATATAAAACCTTAGTGACTCTTACATCTTGTTGGCAGTACTTAAGCATCTCTGTACTATAGGTTTCCCATCCACCATCATAATCATCTTTAAAATTACCTAGTTTGTTACCCCAATTGCGGAGACTGTGTCCCCCGTCCAAGGAAGGATTAGCCAATCTTGATAAGACCAAAGTGTCTCGTACAGCAAAATCCCACTTGAAGCCACTAACCAAACGCAAAGTAGGAATATCAAAGCCAATAATGTTGTGCCCAACAATAGTTCGTACGTCTTCTGAAAGTAACCACTCTTCGAATTGTCTAACATTATCTTCTCCTATAAAATTATATACTGTAGGTTCATCATCATTCAGCATAGCACAAATACAATGAATCTTTGTTGCTTTTAAACCGTCTGTCTCTATATCAAAAAAAGCTGTCTGCATCTGTCATTACCTCCTTAAGTCTTCCCGTGTCTGCCGTATATTGTAGCTTACAAGCGGGACCTGTTAGACCACTAAAGCGATTCTTAATTACTCTAAGAGTAGTTTGATTCCTCACTATAGGGTCTTCGTGTTGTTGATTTCTTTCTAAGCCTACTACTATGTCACTTAACTGTGCGATAGCAGCCGAACCTCGAAGCTCTGAGAGGCTCACCTGTCCACCTTCTTCGTGAGCCTTACCTTGTGGTCTCTTTAAGTGAGAAACAAGGAATAAGCCTATGCCTGTCTCCTGTACTATCTTTCTAAGGTTAGTCATAATAGAGTCAATAGCCTTACGTTCATCTAAGTCACCTTCTTGACTACTAACTACGATAGACAAATGGTCTAGTACTATCCACTTACAGTCATAAGACTTAGCATACACTCTAATGATATTCAAAAGACTATCTCCCGACATACTACCAAAGTGGTCATAAAAGAATACATTTTGGTCTGCTACTGACTTCTGCCATAAATCTTTCTTCTCTTCCTTAGAGAGTGTATCGCCATACTTAGGTATATGCACAGGTAAATTAGCTTCTACACCCATAAGACCTAACACCGAGCGTTCAATCGACTCTTCTAAGTGAATGATAGCTACGTTGTCATTAGTCTCTCGTAGGATATGTGACTCTAACTCCTTAACTACTGAAGTCTTACCCATACCACTACCCGAAGTTATAGTAACTAACTCTTTAGCTCTGAAGCCATAGGTTAGCTCATTTAGACCATCCCAAGGATAGGCTACTGTTACTACGTCTTCATCTTTTAACAGGTGTTCCCACGTATCCTCGCCCCTTACAATACCAGCGGGAGTATATGGTTTAGCATCCCACCAAGTACTCATAAAGTCTTTGACCTTACCCATCTGTAACATCTCATTCGCATCTTTAGCGGGAAGGTTACATATCTTAAGCTTATTAGGTGAGATAATATCTCTTACATCAGCAATGGCTTTCTTACCCGCTTCATCTTGGTCGAAACATAACACTACATTATCAAAGGATTCAATAAACTCTAGGTTCTCTTTGATATCTCTCTTAGCACTACTAGCACCATTCTTAAGACTTACTACTGCCCACTTACCATCAAACATTTCACTTACAGATAGACAATCAATCTCACCTTCTGTAATCGTTAGATACTTACCACCACCTTTAAAAACTTGTTGTCCGAATAGACCAGATCCTTTGTTACTACCTAAGATTTTAAATTCTTTTGTCTTTGTCTTTCTCTCTTTGTAACCAATTAATTGATTATCTAAGTCATAGTATGGATAGAAATGAGTTCCTATCGTACCATCTTGGTTGAAAGATACAGTCACGTTATATTTACTAGCTATGTCAGCAGATATACGCCTATCCTTAAGTGCCACCCTAGGTGTACCTCTCGGTTGCTGTATCATATTAGATTCTTGGGTTTGATACACGGTATCTTCCTCCTCTAGGTTATCATCAATGTTATCCATAGAGCCTATCCTATGTGTACACTTATAACAATAAGCGTGACCATCAGAATAGACTGCTAAGTTATCACCTTCCCTATCACTCCCCACACTTCTGCAGGAAGGACAAGCTTGGTGCCTTATAACGTGATTAACCAAAGAAGTCATTAGCCTCTACATCTAAAGATTTATAGCCTTCAGTACGTTTATTAACCTTAATGGCAGTTAAGTATGTGGCTACACCGTGTGTCGGATGCTCCTGACCTAACTTCCATAAGACTTGTACCTCTGACTCTGCTCCGAAGTCGTGACCAATAGCCTCACCTTCTTTAGTTTTAATCATATCGAAAGGGATAGGATACTTAGTACTAAACTTACGTGCTTTGTATGTTGTACCATCATCAGCCTTAATAGTTCTGACCTTGACCCCTACCTTTTCTAATGCTTTAGCCTCTGCATCATCGATAGAAATTGTTAACGTATATTTTAGAGTGTCTTCTCCCGCATACTTCTCAGTTGAATCTAAATATACATATTTTGCTATACCATTTGTTACCATATTATTTCTCCTTGTGAGACCTTAAAATTAAAAGTTAGTAGTGGTCTCAAACACTAACTTAAGTGAATCTTTGTGTCGAAGGCACTTAAAGTAAGTACTTTCGTAAGTGCTAAAGTGATAGTGTTTAATTTTAACCAACTATCTAAGTAAGCACTCTATCCTAGTTCTTTCGTTGAATCTATAGATATAGTATATCATACTTTTGGTGTCTAGTCAATAGATTTGAATAAATAAATAATATCTTCAGCTTCCTCAGACTGTCTATCTATTTCACTACCTATCGTCCAATCCCTACATCTCCTACAAGTGTCTAAGTAACCTCCTCCTAATGAGTCTTTAGACTTAGCTTCAACATCAGTCAGTACTCTATCACAGCACCTACATCTCATCGTGCCTCCTCCTTGTCATACTCCTCAAGTGTTGCACTATGTTCCTTCACAAGGCTCGATATTTCCCATTCTAGGTACTCTAATCGTTCCTTTAATACCTGTGCCTTACTTGGCACTTTAGAAGTCTCAGACTCCAGATCTCGCTGTTGTCTATCATATACTAAGTTATGTATTTTGCTCATCTCTTTCTTTCTCCTCTAAAGATATCCTACTCACAGACCAACCATCTCTACTATAGGCTCTTGTTAATGCATCTTCCTCGTTGTCATAAGAGAATAACACATACCCGTACTCATCGTACACTAGGTACTCATACTCAATCACTAGTGTGCTCCTTAACCCTTTGTTCCAACCACTCCATAAAGTTCTCTGCTTCGGCATCCTCAGACCCTCCCTCAGATATTTCAGACCTAGTTAACTCCCAAGCTTCCATAATGTCGGGCATCAACGAAGGGTATTGTTTGATTGCCTTATTCAATTGTCTTACTGCTGTTCCTATCATTGTTATTTCTCCATCTCATTAAAAATATGTTTGATTACTTCTACTGTCCATCCATTACCTAACATCTTATATCTCTGAGAGTTAGATACACTACTAGTATAGTCATCGGGTACAGTCTGTAACCTCTCACACTCTAAAGGTGTAAGCTTACGGTACTTAGGTTCAAGTACGATGTTATCTTTCTGTACTGTAGTGAGACATCCACTCTTCTCATCTAGTCTAGGTTCGATACGTTGCACTATATCTAAGTCTTTATTATAGTCATCTCTCTTACCTGTAATAGGGTTTAATCTTCTGCCTACCATACGACCTACTAAAACCTTAGGCTCTCTATTACCTCCTGTACAAGCGTTAAGAGTA